GTAATAGGTAACGGATAAGATATGGCACTAACGGCAGCGATAGACCTAACGGTCAAAAAACCTGACTTCAAGTCAATGAAGTCGGAGATTAGAGAATTAACGGTTGCAGCACAACAGGCGGTGATGCAGTTTGGCGAGTTTTCTCCCGAAGCAATAAGGGCAGAACAAGCACTTGCACAAGCTCGTGACCGAATGGATGACTTCAACGACCGAGTTGCAGCAGTAAACCCCGACAAGTTTGCTCAAATCAATACGGTTGTTCAAGGAGTTGCTCGTGGATTCCAAGCAGCACAGGGTGCAATGGCTCTCTTCGGCAACGAGAGCGAGGACTTGCAAAAGACAATGGTCAAGTTGCAAGGTGCAATGGCATTGGCTGAAGGTCTTGAGGGACTTGGAAAAGTGAATCAGCAATTCACGGCATTGGCAAACACCATTAAAGGCAAGGTTGTAACTGCCTTTAGTACCTTGAGAGGTGCTATTATCGCATCAGGTATTGGTGCGTTGGCAATTGCATTGGGTTATGTGGTGGCAAACTTTGAAAAGGTCAGTCAAGTCGTATTGAAATTGATCCCCGGACTTGCCCAAGTTGGAAAGATTATCGGTAATTTGGTGCAACAATTTACGGATTTTCTTGGTATAACATCGGAAGCGGAAAGGTCATACAAGGCATTCTCAAAATCTATCACCACAACCAACGAGGACATTCAAGGTCAAATTGACTTGCTTTCCGTTCAAGGCAACAAGGAACTTGAAATCTTTGAACTGCGAAAGAAGATAATCAACAACCAGTTGGCATTGATTGCAAAGAGAAAAGAGACAGGTGTAAAATTGACAGAGGATGAATTGGAGGAAGAAGCAAGATTGTATCGTGAGCTGAATAACAAATTGAAGGTAACGGATGCAGAGCGTGACAAATATGTGGCAGACAAAGCTAAGGAAGCCGAAGATAAACGCAAAGAGCATCAAAAGAGATTGCAAGACATAGACAATCAAATTGAGGACGAGAAACTCAAGAAGAGAATCACCAATACTGAAGATGAATTTAAGAGATTAGGTGCAGAACAAGTTGCTCAAATCACTCAATTATCACGATGGTATGCCGAGCAAATTGCAATCGCTAAAGGCAACGAAGAGGAGATTCAAAAGATTGACAAATTGTATGCAGAGAAGGCACTTGCCAACGAGGCAGAGTTCAACCAAAAGAGAATTGAACTGAATAGAAAAGCGGATCAACAAATAATGGATGCAAAGTTGTCAATGGCAAAAAGCACCGTTGATGGCTTGACTTCGTTGAATACCATCCTAACAAACGAGGAGAAGAAGAGAGAGAACATTCAAAAGGGTATCGCATTGGTTGAGATTGCAATTGATAGTGCGGTGGCGTTTTCAGGTTTGAATGCTGAATCGGCTCAAGCATCTGCAAAGGTTGCGGGTATTCTTGGACCAGCAACTCCCATCTTCACCGCTGCATACTATGCACAAGGGGTGGCAAGAATCTTGGCGAATGTCGCAAGAGCAAAACAATTGTTGTCAGGAAGTAGTGCATCACAAGGTGGTTTGACTGGAGGCACTCCCATATCAATCAACCCAACAAGTATCACTTCATCATCCCTTCCAACTGAAACCGGAATCGGATTTTCGCAGAGAGTATTTGTGACCGAAGGGGACATAAGTCGCACACAAGCAAGAGTCGGAAACACCAAAAGAGTGTCCGTTGTGAAATAACGCTATTTGAATACGATGAAACTACCAGTTTACAAATTAGACATCAACGAATGGGACGAAGAGACAGGCATTGAGTTTGTCTCTCTCGTGGAATCTCCAGCAATACAAAAAGATTTCCTCGCATTCAGCGAAACACCTATCAAGTTTGCCATCCAAGACGAGGAGAAAAGAATCGTTACTGGAGCAGCGATGATTGCTGACCTACCCATCTATCGCAGAGACGATGTGCGTGGTGAATACTATGTGGTATTTGACAAGGAGAGCATCTTCAAGATTGCAAAGAAATGGGCAAGGGGCAACAAGTACGATGCAGTCAATGCTCATCACCGCACTCCGATAATGGATGGCGTGAGCTTGTTTGAATCATACATCATTGACCGGGAGAGAGGCGTGATGCCACCGAAGGGATTTGATGAGGTTGCTGACGGATCGTGGTTTGTTTCCTACCTTGTAGACAATGACGATGTATGGGCAAGAGTCAAAGAGGGTGAGTTCAAAGGGTTCTCGGTTGAGGGCGTTTTTGATTTCCCTGAAGAGAAAGATGAACAAATACTTGAGGCGATGAAAGAAGTCCTTTCCAAATGGAACGGCAAGTAAAATTGCAACACCGAAACATAAACTCTAATTTATACCAAATGAACTCAAAAGAAGTATTAACCGAAATTAGGTCTTTGTTGGGATTCTCAACTGAAGAACCTACTACTTCCGTAGAAATGGCTACGGCTACATTAACTGACGGAAGTGTTATTGAATGGGACGGCGAATTGGCGGTAGGAACTGCCATCTTCGTTCAAACTGCCGAAGGCAACATCCCAGCACCTGACGCAACTCACGAAGTTGAAGGTGGTTTGTTGGTTACAACTGAAGGTGGTTTTGTTACTGAAATCGTAGAACCCGAAGTTGAGATTGAAATTGAAGCCGAAGAGTTCGCAACCGTTAGTGCATTCAACGACACCGTTTCCAAATTGGAAAGTGCCATCGCTGAATTGTCTGCAAAGGTTGAGTCATTGACTGCATCAAACATCAAACACAAAGAAGCTATGAGCAAAGCGATTGACCTGATTGAGAAGGTTGCTGACTTGCCAAGCGAAGAACCCTTGAAAGCTCCTGTATCTACAAAAAAGAACGACCGCTTTGAAGCACTTAAAAAATTCAAAAACTCTATAAACAAATAAAACTATGTCATTTTCAGTAGGATCACTCGCTAACTACACCAACGAACAGTCAACTGATTTGTTGGTTAAAGCATTGTTCGGAAGCAAAACTTCTTCAACTTTGCAATCTGCTAACCAAGTTCAGGTAGGTGTTAAATCAGCATCTGCTTTGAACATCCTTGCTTCAACCGTTTTCTTCCAAGCCGATGGTTGTGGTTACAACCCATCAGGTACAACTGCCTTCACTCAAAGAAACATCACCGTTGGTGCAGTAAAAGTTGAAGAAACTTTGTGTCCAAAAACTTTGGAAGCCAAATGGATGCAAACCCAAATTATGCCCGGTTCACCAACAATGGTTCCCTTTGAAGAGCAAATCGGTGCTGAAAAAGCTGCCGTAATTGCACAAACTTTGGAAACTGCAATGTGGCAAGGTGACACCGCAAGTGGTAACCCTAACTTGAGCCGTTTTGATGGTTTCAACAAAATCATCGCTGCTGCGTCTCCAGTATTGGCGAACTCTGCTCCAACCACTTTCACTTCAATCACCGCTGCAAACATTGATGACATCTTGGATCAAGTGTACGCCAACATTCCTGCTGCAGTTGCAGAAAAGGATGACTTGGTTTGCTTCTTGGGAATTGATGCCTACAAGTTGATGTTGGTTAACTTGAAGAACGCAAACTTGTTCCACTATGTGGGCGATGCTGCTCAAACAATGGAAATGGTTTACCCCGGTTCTAATATGAAGTTGATTGCCGTAGGTGGTTTGAACGGAACTAACAAGATTGTTGCTGGTTCTTTGTCAAACTTCTTTATGGGAACTGACTTGATTGACGAGCAAGAAGAAGTGAAGATGTGGTACTCTATTGACAACGATGAAGTACGAGTTCGTTTCACTTTCAAAGCTGGTGTACAGGTAGCATTCCCCGGAGAAATCGTTTACTTCACCCTTTAATCCATTAAGATATGCCTTGTTTACTTACTTCAGGATTCGCCCTTGACTGCAAAGATGCAGTAGGTGGCATCAAAAGCATCCACTTGATTAACTGGGCAACTTCAGGATTCACCGTTGCAAGTGGAGAAGTTACCGCAACAAGCGTTGCAAGTGGTAGCGTGTATACTTACGAACTTCCAAAAGCAACTGGATCAATGGTAATCACCACAAATGTGAGTGTTGAGAATGGCACATCCTTCAACCAGTCGGATGTTGCTTTCAAACTTCGCAGATTGTCAACCACCAAAAGAAATGAAATGAAATTGTTGGCACAAGGCAGATGTTTCTGCATCGTGAAAAACAACAACGATGAGTATTTCTTGGTCGGTAAGGAGTACGGATGTGATGTGACCGCTATGGTTGCCAACACCGGTACTGCGATGGGTGATTCAAATGGATATGAGGTTACCTTGTCAGCGATTGAAGCGGAAGCACCTTACAAATTGCAGAGTTCAGTTGTTACCAGTTTAGGTATCTAATTGATTCGTGTTTTCATAGGAGAAAGAGGGAGGGCAATTGCTCTCCCTTTTTTGTTACATAAATTTCGCATCGCTATTTTGTATAGATGTTGGTAATTAACAAAGGGCAGACAAAGAATTGGTATTTAACATTGACGGAGAAGGCAAGTGCTGCATCCTATGTGTTTACATTTACTCATCGCCAAACCGAGACCATCGTCACAAGAACATTGACGGACATATCTGCACACAAAGAGCGATACAATCAATTTCAGTTCATTGAAGGCACTACTGCAACCCTTTTGGAGGGAGAACACGAATATAGTGTTTCAACTGCTGGAGGCGTATTGTGTGAGATAGGTCTTTTGAAAGTTCAAAAGTCATTCACCGAGAATGAATACAACCCAACACTAAACGAAAAAATCTACATACAATGAGCAATTCAACAAGCATCATCGCTGGTGGCGATGGATTCAAGTATCACGCAACTGGAACTGTGACCGCAGTCGGTTATTCAGCTCTTGTGGTTCAAGAGGACACCGTGTTCACATCTTTTTCCGTTGACGGTACAAATGTACTTTCAGCACGAGGATTGAGTGCAGTCACTTTGCAACAAGGTGCGTATCTTCCCGCTGGTGGTTCTTCAAAAATCACAGGGTTCATCATCTCTTCAGGATCGGTAATCGGTTATTAAAATGATAGGCATCGGAATTGGCACACGAAGTCGCCTATACAAAGGACAAGGATGGGACATTGTGCAAGGTTACAAGGCACGAATCACAACCGATGGTGGCTATTATGAAGGTATCTCTTGTCTATTGCGTAAA